ATGACGTATTCGTTAGTAGTAAAGTTAGAAACTCCACTAAGCATACGGACAGGTTTTAGTCCAAAAGCGGCATCTTTATTAGCCATTTTTTATACCTTCCATAATTAGAAACAAGTGACCTATTTTGTGTTAGGGCCACCAAAGGTTACACGAGATTGCCGATCTTTACTAATCGGCATTGAAGGATGCTGCTCCTTCATAAGGTCATTATCGACAGCCGTCATTTGATCCGCCGTTTGGCTTTCAAAATATTCTTGACGACTTTCAGCAATTTCCTCTGGCACCTTTGCCAACATCAAGCCCCCGACACCAATAACTCCGGCATGCTTACCATCCTCAATGGTTGGGGCATCGAAGTCTGGATAATCCTCTGCGCGAACAGGTTCATACCCCTCACGAATACGACCAGAAACATTTTTACGGTCTTCAACACCGCGTGTTTCTGTGCGAATCCATCTGAATTTATAGCCTTCAGGAGGCGTTGGTGCTTCAAGCGATGACGATGGACGCCAAGGTTTTCTGCGCTCTTGCGTTGAGCGTGTTTCAGCAGCGCGAGGAGTTCTTTTTGAAATTTCAGACATTTAAGCCTCCTTCACGTGTCTCGCATATTCCTCTAGAGGAACGCCGAGTTTTTTAGCAATAGCCACTTGACTTTGAGTCAAACGAACAGTCTTGCGCCCAGTTTTTACATTTCGAGAAGCAGGAGCAACGGTTTGGGCGGGTCTCCGAGTGCCTCCTGATTTTTGTTCCTCAAATTTATGAGGAAATTCATTGCGAAGTCTACTATTTATTTCGTCATAGTAGTCTTCTGATGCAGGGTTAAAACCCTCTTCTTCAATCAGTTTACGATGAATTGAGAAAGCTGTAAAGGTCATTGCTTCATCTTTTCCGAACCATTCGTTTTCTTCAGCCCATTTTTGAGCTCTTGGATCGGGCGTAGCGGGGGCCGGAGCCGGAGCCGCCGTTGGGCTTTCAACCGTAACTTCAGGCGCGGATTCAAGGCGAGCTTGTTCTCTAGCAACCCTGTCGTTTTCTACACTAAGTTTAGCAACAATTTCTTGAGCATCTGCCATAGCTTCAGAGTCACCCTCTTCATAAGCCGTTTTCAGTGCCCGTTTAGCCTCAGCTAATTGACTCTTAATCCTACCCCCCGCTTCATTAACGAGGGTAGTGTTTGCTTTAGAGAAGTTTGTTTGCAGTTTATCGTTGTCGTCTTTTAATTTTTTAGCAAACTCGATAGCTGCTTGTTCGCGTCTTTCAGCCTCGCGCATTTTATACGTTAAACGGTCAATCCGTTTTTTTACCCCTTCAGAATACTGTTCATGCTCTTCAGAGGTATCTTCGGAAGCTGTAACCTCAGAAGTTTCATCAGGTTCTTCTTCAACTTGAATATCAATTTCGTCTTCAACGAAAAGATCTTTTTGTTCTTTTTCTTCAGCCATTTAAATCTCCTATACGGACATAATGTCGCGGGGGTCAGAAATAGTAGCAATAATCTCGTCATCGTTAAGAATGCGAGGTTCTGCCCCATCTATTTTAAAACGAGAGCCAGCATACCTACCAATAAGCACCCAATCGCCCTCTTTACACCAAGGGCCGTCTGGAAACTTATCTTTATCAGCATATGCGTCTGGACCTAAACTAACCACATAACCTACGTTTGTAGCAAGCCGATTACGCTCAACCGTTTCGTCCGCAAGAAGAATACCACCTTTAGTTTCTTTTGATGGTGTATACGGGAGGATTAAAATCCTCCAACCTGTGGGTTTCGGAAGTTTATCCAAAGCCGAGGTTGCGTTTTCATTTTCTTGATTTGGCAAAAATTGTGCCGCATCAAAGCGGTTTGGCGATACTGCATCTGTGACAGCTGCAGTTCGGCGTTCCTTTTCCTTTTCAAGGATGTGGTCAGGAACGAATAACCTTTTAGTCATCTTCGTCAGTCTCCAATCTATTTCTAGTTTCTTTTAAGAGTTGCTCTATATCGCCGAGAGCAGAAACTCGACCCATAAAATGTTGATATTCCTCTATAGTAGAAATACCATTCGACATCAGTAGCTCACTAATTTCTGCTTGTCGTTTTTCAACTTTATTAAGAAGATAGGTGACTATATCCATTATTTAATGCCAGTAAATCCTGTTCCCCTGATTGCGGCTCCGCCACCTTTACAAGAACCTGCAGCTAAAACTTCATCGCCATCATAATTTCCTTGACCACGACCACCTCCAGCAGCTTTTCTTACTTTACCTTTAGCACCTGTAATCTTATCTGCATAGGTAATTTTGTCAAAAGGTTCAGCTAAAGCAGCAAATTTCTTTTGTTTATCTGTCATCTCTGAACCCCCTGCTGAGCGTTTTCTAACTTGTTTTTTAGAATCTTTTCGGCCCATAGCTTCGGCTAGATCAAATTGAATAATTTCGATTTTGTCTGGATCTGTTTCGTTAGCTAACATTTCCATAAGGTCTGTTACTCGGGTATTTTCAGCCATTTAATTTTTCCTTGTAGCTAGAGTCACGTTAGCACGGAGTGCTGCAATATCTTCATCGGAGGATATTTCGGCTTGAGCAAGCTCGGCTTGTTGTTGTAGTTTAGCAGCTTCAAGCTGTGCTTTTTGCTGATCAGCCATAGCCTTACGCTGTACTTCTTGTTGCTGTATCTGCAGTTCCTGTTGTTTAAGCATAACAATCGGATCAGATTGTCCAGTACCTGCCGCCTGTTGAGCAAGTTGACTAATTTGCTGAGTCGCCATAGCCGTGGCTTCTGCTAAAGCGGCCTCTTGCTGTGGGTCCATAACCATACCTTCAGCAGGTATCGGCTGACCGATCAGCTGTTCGACTTGTTGCTTATATTTCATACCGAGGTGCTCTTGCATATGCGCCATAAGAACTTGGCTTGCGATTTGGTTCTTTTGAATATTTGGATCTTGCAAAAACGCAGAGTGTGTAGCGATGTGAGCATCGTGATTTTGACTTTGAAACGCTTTTAATGGCTTGCCCACCAAAGAATCTATATTCTCGCTTACAGGGTCTTTCGGAATAGCTTCATCTTTAGGTGGCAAAATATCGTCAATGTTTTGAATACCCAAAGCAGAGTACATACGTCTATAAGCCTCGTGTAAATCATGAATTTGAGGAGCCGATTGCGCCATTTGTAGCTGAGTCTGAGCCATAGTTACCCGTTGGCTCATACTAAACATTGCTGGATCGCTAACAGGTACTACATCAACACGATCGTCAAAATCGTCTACTTTTACTTGCGAATTAGCATTAGGAACTTGGTATGGGTACTCAGAAGGCAGGTATTTTTTTATAACTTCTGCTAAAATCCGTAATTCTTGGCGTTGCGCATAATGAAGCCGTTTATGAATAGCCGAAAGTATCTTTGTACCCTGTTCCAATAAAGCAACTGTTGTCCCTACAGGGTTAGCTTGACTTCCTTCGCCTACATTAAGATCCGTGACGGACGCAAACCGCCGTCCGCTTTCAATAAGAACGCCTAACATCTGTAAAAGAGTTGCTGACGGTTCTTTATACGGCAAAGGCATAATTGCTTCTCGTATGGACGATCCAGGAGCATCTACATCCCTAAATTCTCCTGGCTGTAGAGGCAAATCTTCGTCTCGAACCCTAAGACCTCTCGCCTTAAAACCAGCGGGTAAGTTAGCTAATGTCCCTGCATCGATCAACTGGCGAAGGATTGAAGTAGCTGACTTAGTCAACCCTCCAATCATATGAATCAACCCAAACCCATAGAAACCCAATCCTGGCATAAACTTATAATGAGTAAAATAACGTATTTTTCTTTTTTTACCGTCGTCTTTCTTATAATTACGGCGTATAGAAAGAATTTCGTTACTATCCTCATGAATAGTAACAATATACGGACAAGCAATCCCCGTTTCTTCACCGTCTTCGTCTAAATGTTGGTATCCCTCAAGATCTAGATCAACGTGCATTTCTAAAAGAGTAACAGAATCATCGTTTTGAACTGTTCTACGGAACCCTGTTAATTCAGCAACTTTTTCTTTAGCTTCATTTTCACTAAGGGACGAACTATCGTCTTGTAAGTCTGTTTCTCTGTAAAAACCATCAAATTGTAGTTTAAGAACGTCATTCGAATTCATTGTTACCGAATGCGTAATACGTGGACAAGTATCTAAGTTCGATTCAGTATAAGAAACTACCAAATCATCGGGCATTACAAACTTACTAACAGGACGATTTAATGTAGGATCAAAGTATGTCTTTTTAAAAGTAGAACCAGAAAGAGGTAAATAAAACAACATTTGATCTAGTTCTGGATCGTATTCTTCCATAACGTCTAAGACCATAAAGTTCATATAATTACGAACACGTTCAGCTTGTTCTTCAACCTCTCGGGTATGTTCACCAATAATACGAGTCTGGACTGGCCCTCCAGGAGGAATTAGCTCTTTGTAGGCTTGCGCTTGAAATTGAGTTGCAGCTTCCGCCAACAACGGATGGGTAACGCCAGAAGCACCTCGAAACGGCTCATCTCTATCTTCAGTTTTAACACCCAAGAGGTCCAAACCACTTGTATATGTGTCCAACCAGTCTTGACGCGACTCCAAATCGTCTTTATACGACGCAACAAGTTCCGAAGAAAGCGATTGAAGGTCTCTCTCATCCATTTCTTCAGCGAGGTTAGCGTAAAAATCGCCCTCTTCATTGTCTTCCTCTTCAACATACCCGACAATAGCACTACCGTCTTCGAGCATTACTGTGTCTTCTTCAGAAAAAAGAGAAGGCTGTTCTTCTTCCTCGATTTCAACCTCAAGATCTCCCATAGGAGCATCAAACATCGGAACAATAGATTTTTCAACAGCCATAATTATTTTCCTTAGTAATAAACAAAGCTCTTTAACTTATAATCTAGTTCATCGTCCTCGTAATCGGACGGTTGACGTATGAAACCACCTTGCCTAAAGCGGAGTAAGGCTTGAGTCGTTGAGTCGACCAAGTCGTCGTTGTCTCCGTTAGGGAATTCGCACAATTCTTCGACAAGTTCTTCCCCGAACCGTGTTTCGGGGATCCAGACCAGTCCAGACTCGAAAATGGGTGCCACAGCGTTAGTCCGAGCAATTTTATCATTTCCTCTAGTAGGCGTGTAGTTTTGCACAGGGATGCCCATTGCCCGCAATTCTTGCGTCAAAGGCATTCCAGAAGCCTTCGCTTCGATAATAACTGAATCAGGCTCCCAATGTATATAACTTTCGTAAGCAACTTTCTTTAGTTCAGGAAAATCGAGACGGTCTTTTACAGAATCAAGCAAAATTATCTGGTAATTTCCACTTTCTGACTCATTCCTAAAGACACCCCATGTCGTTATCGCGCTAAAATCTGCTTTTTCTGACTTCGAGAACGCTGTATCATAACTTTGTATGATATATTCGGGAACAGGAGGCGTAGTTTGTTCCCAAAATCGAATCCATTCGCGTTTTATAATCGCTCCTTCACCGCCAGTAGGCTCTTGCATCCACTGTGCAGACCATTTTGCGTGCGGTAAAGACGCCCGTACCCCTTCTAATTCCTCAATTTTCCAAAATTCAGGCCAACAAGGTTTGCCTGAAGGCATAATTGCAGGAAATTCTATAACTTCCCATTGATCGGCCTTTGGATCAAGGGCTTGTGCTTTAATTAATTGTCCTGTTAGATCCTTTTTAGACCATCTTGTCATAACAAGAATGATCGTCCCTCCAGGCTGGAGACGCTGACGAGGACCAGACGTGTACCATTCATACGCCGATTCCATCGCCGTTTCACTCATCGCATCTTGTTCCGAGTGGGGATCGTCAATAATAAGAACATCAGCACCGCGACCAGTAATAGCTCCACCAACACCCGCTGCAAAGTATTCTCCGCCTTTAGCGGTTTCCCATCTTCCTGCGGCCTTGGAATCTGCTCTAAGTGATACATCTGGAAACACCTTTTTATAATCTTGAGTATCTACAAGGTCACGAATTTTACGACCAAACCGCACAGCTAGTTCGCCTGTATGCGTTGCCTGAATAATTTTCAAATCAGGTTTAAGACCCAAGAGCCAAGATGGAAGCATATACGACGACATCTCTGATTTCGAATGTCGTGGACCCATATTAATAATTACACGTTTTAATTCACCCCTAGCCACGCGATTAAACGTCTGTGACATTTTACGGTGATGGTAGCCTTCAATAAATGAAGGCCACATTGATTTTACAAAAGTTAAAAAATCGTCGCGTGATTGTTTACGAACTTCGCGTTGTTTTAATTCCTCCGCAATTATAAATGCTTGTTCCGCTTTTTCGCGAGGAAGATGAGAAAAATCTAGATCAGTTAGCATCTACGAAATCTTTACCAACTCTAGCTCTATTGCGACCACTACGACGTTCTATCGCCGCTTGTTGCTGTCGAGCAACTTCGAGTTCATATGCGTCTTTATATTTTTGAAATTCTTCTGGATCCATTTGATAAAAAACGCTAGGATCTATACCGTAAGCCTTACCAATTTCTTCTTGAGGATCAAGACTCGTTTGGTTCGCTCCTGCAATAAGATCCAAGGGTAAAGCTGCAAGACCAAAACCTCTAGCAATAGAAGGTAATATTTTAGCTGCGCCTTCTTTAGCCGCCAGCGCACCAGCTATACCAACGTTCCCACGTTTAAACGTTTCACCAATATCTATAGAACCTTTTTTATCAAAAACTCCTTCTGCCATCGTAGTTTTTAACATAAAATCAAATCTATCAGACGGCATTTTCCCAGAAACAACTTGATCTCTCGCTTCTGTTACAAAGTCATCTACCTTATTTAAAAACCGATAATATACATCTTCCGCTTCAGCTCTTGGTACTCCTTTTTCTAAATTAAGGTTAAGGGCCGTTTTACCGTGTTCGTATTGAGCGTTCCGAAACGCATCAACAACTTCTAACGGTGACACATCCATTGTTCTAGTAACAGCCCCACCCATAATTGACGGTGCTCGATCAAAAGGATAACGAGCTGCTTTATCCGCCGTATAACCATACCACCGACCTGCAGCATCATCCGAACCTAACGTCTGGCCTAATGATTTAATTAAATTTTCACCACGGTATGCCCTTATTTGAGCATTAGGATCAACAGGCTTTGAATCAAGGTCAGAAAATATATCTGCCGCTTTCCCACCACTTTCCATTAATGTAGCAAGACCCTGCGTTCTTTGCGTCGGAGTTAAATCAGCCACGACCGAAAAATTTTCCTAATCCAAAGGCTTTATCATTAAAAGGAATCGTATAAATCCCCTGCATACTTTTATTCTGTGGATCTACAGAAAATTTAAACCCTCTATTAGGCTGATTTTGATTTGTCGGTACTCCGCCAATACCGTAATTTGGCATCAAATACTGATTTCCTAAAAATTTAGTAGGGTCAAAAGTAAAATCACCACTTAACCCTGCGAATTGTTCCTGACCAAAAGGATTAACCGCAACAACCTGATCGTCAATAGAATCATCAATTACTTCATCATCCGGCTGTATAACAGGATCTAAAATAGGATCGTTATCGTCTGATTGATTATTTAAATTAGAAGACGATGGACTACTACTCCCACTAAATATTTGTTCGAAAATAGAAGGACGTGACCTATCGTTTTGAAGTTGCCCCTGCTCACCGTATCGTTCATTAAGCGCATCAACTGCGGGATTACCAGAACTTAAAATACCTCGATTAATTATATTAGACGCAGTTTGAGAAACCTTATCTAAAGCCCGTGTTCCTACACCCGCTGTCCCAATATTTAAAGCCTGACCTAAAAATCCTGGACCCTCTTCAGCCCTAAATACCTGACCGTCTGGCCCTATTTGACCCTCGATCCCTAATTCTTTATCCATACCCGTTGCCGCACTAAGAATACCAAGAGGCAATCCTACCGGAGTAGCGGCTAACCCTGCTCGCGTAAGCATTTCCCCAGTACCAATATCCCTTGGCCTAGAACCAACGGTCCCAAATTGAGTTATATCACCCTCACTCAACCCAGAACGTATTGTATTAGGCCCACGGTTATAATCTTCGCCTATTCGCGCTGCAAATTCACTTTCAGTTTCAACTTTAAACGGTAGCTCAACACCCTGAATTTTTTGTTGACGCTTATATTCCGCACTTGCCTCAGGGCTAAGGTTATAATTACGCATATACGTTAATGTTTTTCCTTCGCCAAAAGGATTCATATATTTATC